GAAGGTTAAAGCATTAAGGGAATCGGGTTATGACTATGCGGTAACAGCCTCTAAAGGTGCGGGTTCAATCCTTGACGGGATAGATACGTTACAGAAGTTAACCGTTTACTATACAGCCTCATCTACTAATTTAAAATACGAACAAGAGAACTATTGCCGTAAGGTTGACAGGTACGGGATAGTGTTAGAGGAGCCAGAAGATTTAAATAATCACTTGATTGACCCTGCCCGTTACATCGTCCTTTTCCTTAAGATGCAAGGAATAATCAAGATAATTTAAATACATTCGCCCCTAATGTACGTTCAATGAACTTTATCCCAAGTCCAATACATAGCTTATTTAGTCGCTGGTTCAGCAAGACTCAAAATATTTTACAATGGGGGTTGAGCGTATTCAACACCTCCACACAGTTCAACACCTACAACGACTATCGAAAGAAGTTAAATGTAGTTCTAAACAGCCCCGCAATGTTAAAGGTAATGTCATTGCAGTGCGATTTGTTTTCATTGGGTAAAGTTTGTGTCTACGATAAGAACGGCAAGAAGATAGAGGAAGACCCGTTTTTGAATCTTATTAAACGCCCTAATCCTTTTCAATCCCGTAGCCAATTCCTTTGGGATTTCATGTTTTGGAATATGATAGGCACGGATTATTGCTATGTAGATTCAAAGTTAGTTGATAAGCCTTTTAATAAAATGTATCACCTTGACCCGTCTAAGATGGAATGGCCTAGCGACTTCCAGAATGACGCTGATAAACTTGTATTCGGGGATAAGATTTTAAAGGAACGGGGTAAACAGAATATCACATACAGGTATCAGGACGGGAGTACGCAGTCACTACCAATAGAAAAGATCGTTATCAGCACTGATTTAACCAATGGGATCGGCAATTGGTACAAAGGTGCAAGCCGTATTGATGCCCTATACAAAGTAATTTCCAATTCAGAACACGCCTTGGATGCTAAGAATATCAATGTAAGGTATTCAGGTAAGTTCTTAGTCGGCTCAAGTAATAGCCTAAACACGGTCGGTCTTCAGGAAACTGAGAAGCAGGACATCATTGAAAAGATGGAGGGGGATAAGAAAGTTTTCCCTTTAAAGACCCTTGTAGAAATTAAACGCTTCGTTGAGAACCTTGGAAATCTACAGTTAGACCAAGCATATCACGCTGTTTATTTTATTATCGGTTCTATGTATGGAATCCCTAGAGATGTACTTGAAACTTACCTAACCTCCTCAACATTTGAGAACCAGGAGAAAGCTAGAATGGCTCATGTTAGCTACACCTTACAGCCAAAGGGTAATGATTTCATGGATTCATTAGAGCAGTATTTTGGTTATCAGGAACAGAAAAAGAATATTGTAATCGAGTGGGAGCATTTACCTTTCATGCAGGTGTTTGAAAAGGAAAAGGCAGAACAGCAGAAAGTTAAAATAGAATCATTAATTTTGTTTCCGCGCTCGCTGATTGATTTGCCGAAAGTTCCGGTAAGATGTACGTCACCATGAGAGTCTAGCCAGTTATAAGTATTCAAAACAATAGTTCTTTTCAGTACGCCTTTCTCTTCATCGTCCTCGTAAAGATAACGGCCTTTACTAGCTCCTGCCTTTGTTTCCTCTGGCAAGAACGTAGTATTATCAGCATACTTTAATGCGGCCGCCTTTTTAAATTCTGTCGTTTCCTTCAGCTTTTCGTACTGTGCTTTACTTATCTTCATTTGTTTACCACTTTGTTACCATTAAGAAGTTTCTTCTTCGTCTTCTGGCTCTGGTGTAATTTCTTCTTGTCTACTTTCATCTTCTGGTTTTTCAATTTCCTTTACCGTAAAGTTAGTTTTTAAATATTCATTTGCCTCTTCAATTGGCACACCCTTATCCAATAACAAAATTAATGATTCTATTTTAACTTTCTGCTGATCTGCTTTCTCCTTTTCAAACACCTGCATGAAAGGTAAATGCTCCCACTCGATAACAATGTTCTTTTTTATAACATCATAACCGAAATAATTCTCTAATGAATCCATGAAATCGTTTCCTTTAGGCTGTAAGGTATAGCTAACATGGGCCATCCTTGCCTTTTCTTGGTTCTCAAATGTTGAGGAGGTTAACGCTGTTTCAAGTACATCACGTGGTATTCCATACATTGAACCAATAATAAAGTAATCGGCTTGGTAGGCTTGATCTAGTTGAAGGTTCCCTAAGTTCTCAACGAAGCGCTTAATCTCAACAAGGGTCTTAAGAGGGAAAACCTTTTTATCCCCCTCCATCTTTTCGATAATGTCCTGCTTCTCTGTTTCCTGTAGGCCGACCGTGTTAAGGGTATTACTGGACCCTACAAGGAACTTACCCGAATATCTTACATTGATATTCTTAGCGTCTAATGCATGCTCTGAGTTGGATATTACCTTATACAGCGCATCGATACGGCTTGCGCCTTTATACCAGTTGCCCGTTACATTGTCCTTTTCCTAAGGATGCAAGGCATAATTAAGATAATTTAAATACATTAGCGCCCAATGAGCGTTCAATGAACTTTATTCCAAGTCCAATAAATAGTTTATTTCGTAGCTGGTTTAACAAAACCCAAAACATCCTACAATGGGGCTTGAGTGTATTCAACACCTCCACGCAGTTTAACAATTACCAAGACTACCGAAAGAAGCTGATAGCGGTTATGAATAACCCTGCAATGCTTAAGGTTGTTTCTTTACAGTGTGATTTGTTCTCATTGGGTAAAGTTTGTGTATACGATGCTAACGGTCAGGAAATTGAAGATGACCCGTTTCTAACGCTAATGAAGAACCCTAACCCATTTCAGAAGCGCTCCCAATTCCTTTGGGATTTTATGTTTTGGAATATGATAGGAACTTTTAACAGCGGTTGAAGAATACGATAAGGTAACAACTAGCCGGCAAGAGTGTGAATTTGGGGCAAGTCCAGAGCTTTTAAAATATTGGGAGGCTCAAGATAAAGCCAAAGCATTTCTAAAGACAGTAAACGGCCCAAACGATGACTTAGGGACGGCACACCCAAATTATAATCAATACCCATGATTGACGTAGTTTATACGGTTAAGAAAGGTGGCTCCCGTTCGGACGATAAAGAGCTAATGTACTCTCTTCGTTCAATAGAAAAACACCTAAAGAACTACCGAAACATATACATTATAGGTCATAAACCAGACTTTATTCAAAACGTAATCCACATTCCCGCTGAAGATCAAAGCCCAATACCTGATACTAACATCCTTAGAAAGTTATACCTAGCCTGTGATAACCCAGATATAAGCGACTCATTTCTATTTTTCAATGATGACCATTACCTTTTACACGACTTTGATGCTCCAACCTTCCCTTATTACTATTGCTCAACCCTGAAAGAATACCTAAAGCGAAGAGCTAGGGACGGATACGGTACAAGATGCACGAACACAATGAAGTATCTACAAGGCCAAAAACTACCAACTAAGCACTTTGATATTCACTACCCTATCATCTATGAGAAAGCCAAGTTTAAACAATGCTTTGAAAGAATACCACCAATTTATAACGGCTACATACTAAAATCAATATACGCCAACACATTGAATATCAATGGTGTAGAGATAAGAGACTGTAAATACACCAACCCCCCAACAAAGAAAGATATTTGTTACTCAACACATCCAAAACCAACATCTAACGTATGGAAGTTTTTAGAGGAAAGATTCCCGGATAAATCGAAGTTTGAAATTTAGTATATTTGCTCCACGTGGATAATGAAAAGAACTTAGGAGGCAGACCTCCAATATGGACAGACCCCGAAGCCTTCGCAGAGGCAGTAGATAAATACTTTGAAAACAAAGAAGAGATTCACACATGGACAGGATTAGCCCTTCATTTAGGATTTGATAGCCGTCAAAGCCTTCAGGATTACAAGGAAAGGGACGGTTTTCTTACTCCAATTAAAAAAGCTCTCGCAAGGATCGAAGGAATCTATGAGCAAAGGATGGTAAAAGCCAACAATCCCAGCGGTTCAATCTTCGCGCTTAAGAACTTTGGATGGACAGACAGGCAGGAAATTAAGCACGAAGGTACAGCGATAGGATTTTTAAGTATTGACCCACTATCCGATGATCAAGCAAACGACAGCCCTTCGGAAGATAGCGGGGCTAAAGAAGCGTAACTGGGCAATACAAGGAGGGCAGGGAGCAGGAAAGACCTTCGCAATTCTTATCTTAATCGCCGATTACGCCCAGAGAAATCCAGACAAGGAAATATTCATAGCAAGCGCGGAACTCACAAAAATGAGGATAACCG